GAAACAACCGAAACAGTCGTCACTGTACCAGCACCAGCCGGATAACTAAATGTAAGGTTCCCAGACCCATCAGTGCTTAGAAACTGACCATTCGTAGCGTCAACACCTGGAAGCGTAAATGTTGTGCTTGATGACGTATTAGCCGATTGCAGCGTGGTTGTCCCAGTGCCGCTTGCATTACCTTGGACCTTGAGATTACTCATGTGATTTCACCCAAAAATAAGCCACGCTTGACCTGTAGACACCGTGACTGCCTTGCCTGTGTTAATCGTAATTGGCCCCACGGCGCTAGCGTTATTACCTACCGGAATCTTGTAACTGCTTGTGATGGTTTGATTGTTTAGTGAAAACAGCGTATTTGACGCCGGGAACGTTACAAAAACATTCTTTGTCCCTGCCGGAAAATCAACAAGGTTTGCGTTATTACTTGACGAAAGTACCGAATCTCTAGATAGCGTAGTGCCTGAAGCAGTATAAGTGCCTACCCCAACTTCCCAATACGTTCCTGATTGATCGGCAATACTATAGAGCGTCGAGTTGCCATCACCTACCGCAGCAAAGGATTGAAACCCCGTTACAGCACCAGCAAGGGTTACCGTCCCCGTTCCAGTGGTTGTCGTGGTTTCTTGAACCCGATCTGCAAGAACAAAAGCCATTACGCAGACAAGCTAAAGGTATAAGTCACAAGCACCACGTCACCTGAGACTACTGAACGATCACCGGGGGAATCAAAGTCCTTGGCTGAAAACAGTGTCCCTGTTGTACCGCCTTTGGTGTTGTTACTTGTTAAAAACGCACCGCCGACGGTTGTTGTGGCGTTCATGGTGAACTGGGCTTTACTGGCTGTATTGGTGACAACCGAGGGATTAGCAGCGGTTGCAGAGGCAAAAGTTGCCGTCGGACGATTTGCTTCACTGTAATTAGTGACCTCGGTCCACCCTGCATGAGAAGACATCGTATCTCCGGCAGCGGGGTTGTTGCTTGACGCTGCACCGTATAACCCAAGATACCAAGTCGTAATCTGCGCCGTACTTGTCAGTGCGCTGCCAGCCATGTATTGAAGCCCGACATTGACCACAAGGTTCTTGGACTCATCTGCCCACTTGAGATTACCGTCTTTGTCGTAGCACTCAATCAAAAACCGGCCTGTGGCCTTTAACCCTTCCGACGATCCGAGGTTGGTAATCAGACCGCAAGCGGCTGTGTCTGTTGCTTTAGCTGTAAGCTTCATGGTGTATTCCTTACAAAATCCGAATGATTGCAGTAGATGCAGAAGCGGAAGGAAATTGAATCTGAAAAGTTTGATTCAAAGTCACCTGATCTCCGCCAAAACTTATAACAGCACACGCCGCGTTAGAGGCTGAGGCATTGTAAATTAAGGCCCCAGATGAAGTAAACGATGCTGCACTCCAACTAACGTTTGCAAAAGTCACCACAGAGGCAGTCCCATCCGCAACAGGCGTCACTGAAACTAGCGTCTCACCGCCTGCGGTGTATCCGCCTCCCGTGCTGAGTTCATTCGATCCCATTTGGGAGTAATTGGTGGTTGATGCGCCATAAGTCCCGGATCCAGTTCCAAGGCTTTTGAACAAAGCGATCTTAAAAACATCTCCGCCCGGGTTCGAAAAGTTATGAATACCCTTCAAAAGCTCCACTTTGAAGCTTGTTGGCATTGCCGTAGTGATTGAAAGCGCCATACTAAGGTCCTGGGCTCACTGACTTAATGGGCAGCCGGATCATGCCATCCCTGTATTCATCACGACGACGACGTCCCTGCTGTTCCAGGCCCAAGCCTTGTATGGCTTGTTGATAGCTTTGATTGAAATAGTTCAGCATTTCAGGCGGCCCTTTGGTATAACTGTAGGCCTGAATCAAACAAGCGTAGAGCAATGCTTCCGGTGCATTAATGCTGATCCATGTCTCAGGATTCGTGCTTGCAAGCTGCGCGGGGCGGTAAATGTAGCCTAGTTCAACCGTATACCCACTGCTTGGAGTAGGAGCAATGTAAAAAGTAGATTGGCTCCAAACCGAGTAATATTTGGGTACACCAGAGGGGGTCGCCGTTCCTGTGCCAGAACCCACGCCAGTAGCAGTAAACGTAGTACCCGGTGAGTTGGCTGCTGCTCCAATTGCGGTGAAATCCGTTGTGCCTACAGAAATAATGGTGTAGACCGTACCAATATTAAAACTTCCAGCCGTTTCTGTGACTCCAGGCCAATATTCTTTCATGAACGACGTGTCACGAAAATCCAAAAAGATCTGGTCATCGCCACTTGTAAGTAACAAGTACCGGTGAGTGAGGAGGTCTGAAGGCGTGGTAAGAAACTTATTGCCTGCGGTAAGAACGCCTGATTGTTCTTTCTTAAAGTAATCCAGGTCGATATCACGGAGAATACGATTCTCCGCCATTGTAATAAATGTGTTAATTACCGAGTTGCTGAAGACATTACTGTCCACCTCGGTGTAGTTTCTAATGTTGGTGACGAGTTCGTCGTAAGTCATGAAATCACCACGGTGACGTTGCCAACAAACCCGTATCCGGCAACAAAAGCCTGGGGTGGGTAGGGCTGCATGTCTGTGCGATTAACCGTACTGAACCCAGAACCAATGCTTTGGAACGGCGCGCTAAAACCTGGAGTTCCAAGATAGATTGTAACCGGCTCAACGCGATCAACGCGAGGATCTTTAAGCGCAATCGCATCGCCTCGATACTTAAGCGGATAGAGTTGCGGCTCTTTGGGCTCGTAGTCGTCGGGACAGACCATGAACCCGCGCCAGTTTTTGCGCAGGGTGTTGTAGGAGTACCGCTGACCGCAGTAATCACACAGGCCAAAGGAGAATTTGCCTGTTGCAAAGGCCATGGCCTACTGCCCGAAGTCAGGGATAAAGAGTGCGCTTGCTGTGTCACGATCTTCTGCCGCTGCGCGCGCGAAGTCTTCTTCGTAGATCTGCTTCAGGATGACCGTCCGCTCAGGCGCGTATTTCAACGAAATCTGATAAGCAAGCCCGGAAGCGAGGCAAGGCAAAAAACGGAAGTTGACATCTGCCGTATTGGTATAGGTGCCCGCATCCTGGATCCGGCGAATGCGGTAGTAAACCAGTGTGTAAGCAAGATTGGGTGATGGGTACAAAAAGACCTTGAACGTGTTAGCACGTTGTACGTATAACTGTGCAGGCTGGGCTTGCACAGTTTTATCGGGTAGGTCTAAGTACTCCTCGCGACTGATCCGATCAAGCGTGATGTCTTGCTGCGGACTTACTCCAGGCAAACGGATGACCGCCGAGAGCACGTTGACCGTGTCTGATCCAAGCGTGATCTCGTATCCTCCAGGAGACAAGGCGTACGTCGCTTGCTCAATGGTCCAAAGGTTAAGTCCTCGATTAGCCCAATCAAGAAACAACAAATTCATTGACCGACGCGCAGACGACAATTGGTAGCCCGCCGTGGGACGCATGCCGCAACGTTCAAACGCCTCTTCGATTAAGTCATCAATCGAGAGGTTAAAGTCGGTCGTTCCTGAAGTTGCCATTTACGCGCAGCTAGAGCCGCCCATTTTCATTTTCTTAACACCCTTCATGGCCATGCGCTTGTGCTGGTTGACCAGCCCACCGCTTTTCATCAATACAGGGCCTGAAGTCTTGCTGGTTTCACTCAGCATTTTGTTGCGCGGTCCTGAAGTGACCGCACCGCCACCACGCGTTGCCGCGCCCATGCCACGTCCAGCCATGATTATTTCCCCTTTTTTGCCATTTTCATGGCTTTACCGCCTTTCTTCATGCCCATGGGCATGGGAGGCATTTTGGGCATTGCACGGCCCATGGCGTCTTTGGTCTTGCGCTTGACTGCACGGCCCATGTCATCAGCCATGCCACCTTTTTGATAACCCTTCATCATGATCAATGCTCCTTTATCTAAATTGCGCGGTTTTGGCCGCGATGGCTTTGGGTTGCTTCACAAACTGCTTTCCTGCCTTTTTACCTGCGCGCTTTGCTCGAGTCGTTGCTGCATATTCAGCCGGAGTCAAGGCCTTAATCGCCGCTTCAGGAAGATAGCGCTCGCCCGTCTTGCTTGAGGGCTTGCCGCTCTTGGTGCGCCATTTCTGGTCACCCCAATCCTTCAATGACTGCTGTGGCGCTTTCAATCTCGATAGCCTCCACCAGCTTGTTTATACTTTTTGGCTACTAATTGTGCCTTTCTCCCGGACCATTGCCCTGCACCTGTGCCATGCGTGGCAGCGGCCTTGACCTGGGCAACAATCTTCTTGCGAAGCCCAGGTTTGGTGTAGTTTCCTGCTGCATTGACCTTGGACTCACCTCCAGAGGCCATCTTTTTTATAGGGACCATACCAATCGGTTTTCCTTTATCAGAAAACTTCATGTACTTATCACCTTTAATAAAAGGCCCAACAGAAACGCCTCTAGACTTAGTGGCCATCTTCAGTGTCCTTTTTGCGCGAGGGCATCAATCTTTGCTTCAAGCCGTTCAAAGCCTGTATCAAAGCGTTCCATAATCTTTTCAAGGTCTGCACGAACCTCTGCACGAGTGATGTGATCACGAGCGATTTCCTCCCTCGTTTTGTTTAGTAGGATTTGGATGCGCTGTTGCTCATCGTGTGAGTTCTTAAGCATAAACATCACCAGAGCCACCAGAATAGACGTAATTAAGTTCCAAAGAATAATCGGGTCCATTTAACACTTCCATCTGCGTCGAGCTTGCCGTATACGGCTGTTTGGGTCTTTGGCTGCTTCAGGAAACTGCTTCATCTGGCCCGCCGAACGAGCACAAAATGACTTCCTTCGCGCAGCGTCTTTAGGCCCCGGATTGTCCGAAGTCACCGCTGTTTTGAGCTTGCTGCCAGGGTTGGCACGACGATAGGCTTCAACGCCTTTTTGCGTCATGCCTGCGCCTTGCTTGGTCGGTCGGAAATTACCGCTCTTGACCGACGTCGCAATGCCCATGCCCTTGGACTTAGCCATTATGCTGCTGCCCCACCTTCAAAGAGAATGGTCACCGTTGTTATTGATGCTCCAAGCTTGACGTAAACGCCGTCTTTGAAAAGGATGCCCTGATCAGGGATCACAAAATTCTGTGAATCAGCAACCGTTGTTGAAGCAACCTTTAACAAAAGGGGATCGGTATCAGCGTCCCCGTCGTAAAACTCAACATTGGTTGCAGCAGCCGATGTATGCGTGAAGTAAAGGCCGCACACCCTTGTTCGACCATTGATGGCTTGTCCCGTGGCGTTTTTAAAGACCGCCGATATATTGCTGGCGCTCATCAGAGCCTCCTATTAAGAGGCTTGCGTAAAGGTGATGCCAGCAGCAACCGCGCAAAATCCCTTAGCAAACCAATTTGTACCGTCGCTGATGACAGTGACCATATCGCCAGCCACTGCTTGGCCATCAACAAAAGAAATGGTGTCATCCGCAGTGCCCGTGTCACCAGCTACGCCAGCAGCATTAACGGCTTGGCCTTTGATAATGTTTGCACTTGACGCCGTTACAACCGTGTAACTAGCGCCAGAAGGAGCTGTTTTAACGATGAAAGTATAGGTCAGTCCGGCAGCGGGGGCAGGCAGCGTTGTTGCAAACTCGGTGGCGGCGTTTAGGAAAAACGTGGTGCCAGATTGAGCAGCAGTCAATGTGGAAGCAGCAGTCAGCTCGGTGTAGGCAACTGCGCCTGTGATGTTGCCGATAAACCCATTGTCAGATATGACTGGGCCGCTAAAGGTTGTGTTCGCCATTAGATCCTCACATGCGATATCGGTGTATCAGTCTGCATGTCGTCAGCCGGGACT